GTTTTTAAGAGTATTCAACCAGAGATGCGAGAATGGGACAAATTACCAGTGGAAATAATTTTTGAAGATAAGAAAAATGATGTTTGTGTCCTTCGTACTAATACAACTATAGCATGTCCATTTAAAAATTTAGGACATTTAATATTAGGAGGAAGAGATGCAAACTCCTTAATTACTCCTACTGGAATTTATGATTTACATACAATGTTAGTCCCTGGACATATGGTTGTCTATAAAAGAGAAAATCTAGCTATAGGAGAGTTTGAAAATACTATAAACCCTAAAGATGGAGTGTTTTATAAAATGGAAGCAAAAGGTATGTGCGGTAGTTTAATTACACACAGTAGTAAAGGAATTATAGGAATGCACGTGGCTGGACGTTCAGGTATTAATGGTGTATCTGTTATATGGTCGAAAGAGTGCGCATCTGAATTAAAACGTATTTTAATGCAAGATGATAAATATTTGATACCAACTGAGATAAGTGATAAAATTTATGAAGATTTAAGCGTTTTAAGGTTAAAAACAGATGATTTTGCTACTGTACCTACAAAGAGCAAGATAGTTCCGTCACCATTGTTTAAAATTCTTCCTTTTGATAGAGCCCCTGCAAAATTAGATGCTAATGGACCTTGTACAGTAAAAGACATGGCCAAAAAGGCTATGCAACCAGTTGGTTATGTTGATAGTGAAGCCTTAGATTTCGGGAAAAAGATGATTCGTTCTATTTTAAAACCATTTTCATCATTGACAGAGAAAGAAGTTATTAATGGTAATTCTGATTTAGCCCCTCTTAATAAGAAATCTTCCAATGGATATAAGTGTTCTAAGGAAAAAACTGATTATGTGGATTATGTAAATGGTGTGTTAACCGAAAAAGGTCGAAAAGAAGTTACTAGAGTTGAAGAAGCTATATTACGAGGTGAAATAGATTATAAAGATTTTATTTGGGTGGAGTGTTTGAAAGATGAACTCAGACCCCTAGAAAAAGTTGATAAACCAAGATCTTTCAGGTGTTGTACAGTCATAATGCAGTATATAACAAAACGTATATTTGGAAATATGGTTGTACATATAGTTAAGAATCGTGAAAAGAATGGAATTTGTGTTGGTATAAATCCATTGAAAGATTTTGGAAAGATACATGAAAAGATGAATGCCAAGAAGAAAACGTGGGGTTTAGATTTTAAGAAATGGGATGGTGGTATGTTACCGCAAATGCAACATGC